CCGCGAGCAGCAGGAGTGTGGTACACAGCCCAGTAGAAAGGACCCGCAGCGCTGCCATCGATCCAATACCCGCCAAGTAGAGCAACCATCACATCTGCATAGGTGTAATTCTGATAGAAATAATCACCCACAGGGACGGAGCTGTTGCCCGCCACCTCAGTGGTCACAAACAGCCAGTCAAAGGGCTCATTGTAACCAAAGGCGGAGATGTAACCGTTGGCCTTGGCCAGAGTGAGGCCGGTGTCCATGTAGTGGCCATCCATCTTGCGGTCCGCAAAATCATGGTCAGCCACATAGAGCTTGTGGATGCCGTTGGCGTTGATGTTCATACCATCCACCCAGCCCCAGATGTTGCCCCAGAGGTTTTCCTCACCACGATAGGTGACAAACTGGATGCCGTTGGTGTTGACAGCAGTGCCGGAGGCGTTGCCAAGGTTGGTGGTCGCACCAGAGGGCTCCGCCATGTTGCTGGCTCCGTCATCGGCCTTGTTGACAGCGCCGGAGCCAATGGCGGTCTGCATGTTCAGAGTGGCATACTCAATGAGCATGAGCATCTGGGTGGCAGAGGCCGTGGCACAATACATCTGCTCCCAACCAGCGCCACGGTTGTGGGCCAAGGCTCTGGTGTTGGCACGGGTCAAATTCTGGGTCAAGCCGGAGATGGGCTTGGCGTTGGCGATACTGGCCAGCATATCAGCGGAGAAGTCTGCCACCTGGTTGTCATTGAGGATGTAGGCACCGGCAGAGGTGTCATACAGGGAGGCCTCATAGGCGGACAGGTAAATCTTGTCCTTTTCCACGCCATTCACGATGAAAGCGGGGTGCAGCTTAAAGCCGGTGTGGGGAGTATCGCTGACATAATAGCGGGCCTTTCTCATGTGCCAGCCATCGCCGTCTGCGATCTTTTCAACCTCCAGAGGCACCACCTTGTAGTAGAAACGGGGCTGCTCCACCATGACCTGCACGATGGTGCCCGCGTTGTAGGTGACAGCGGCATCACCCTCACCCAGCGTGACGGCCATGGTCAGCTTGCCGGTTTCAGAGTAGCCCACATCACCGTGGTAGGCCACCACCACACCATCATTGGTGAGGTTGCAGCGCTTACGGCCACCAAAGGCCTTGACCGCATCAAAGGCGGCACCGGCGGTCTTGCCCACGGCACCGGCCAGACGGGTGAAAGCCTTGTTTTTGAGGTCTACCTCAACACCAAAGATGGTGTCATCCGTGTAGCCAATAAAGGCTTGCAGATCAGAGATTTGCTCCTGCAAGCTCTGGATGTCCGCAATGGTTGCGGTGGCCGCAGGATTGACCACCAGGCTCACATTGTCCGCATTGGACACGCTGGTGGTCAGATTGATATAAATGCCGGAAACGGTCACGCCGTTATAGGCCGGGACATAGCCCGCCACAGCAGCGCCGGAAACACCATAGAGGATTTCTCCCAGGTCGGGGTCCACGGCGTACAGGCCGATGGAGTTGAGGGTGTAGCCCTCCGTGATCTTGGTGTTGTCAATGGCCGCCTCAATCTTGACGGCGGCGGTGCTGAGTTTGGTGACACGGGATACCTCCACCGTCTGCTTGACGGAGCCCAGGGCGGTCAAGGCGGGGATGTTACCGTCAGCGTAGCTCTGAGAGCTCAGAGCCACCTTGGTGAACGCCACGCCGGAGGAGCCCGCAATAATCTTGGAGATGAGATTGCGGCCCCGGTCAGTCAAAATCATTGTTCTAAACTGTGCCATTTTGAAAACTTCCTTTCTTAGTCAGTGATCTCAATGTGGTCCGCCATAACAAGCCCAGCCGCCAGCACTGCGGGCATCTCCAGAGAGATGTTTTGGTTGCCGCTGTCAGATATGTAGAGGCAGTCACACAGCACCAGGCCAGTGGCCACATTGTGCGGGCTGTCCACATTGCAGTTGATGGTGTTTTGAGAGTTGACCAAAATGTTGGAGGGGATGATGCCCTGCTCCAACAGGTTTTTGATGCTCTCCACCTGGCCATCCTTGTCCCACTGGGTGAGGATGTCAAGCGTGTAGCCATCCCGGACTTTAGCCTCATAAGGCAGACCCTCCGCAACAGCAGCAAGCCACTGCCGGAGCCAGATGATGGTGTACGGCAATTCCAAGTTCCACATGGACTTGATGCGGACCTTTCTGGCCTCCAGCGTGTCAGTGCCCTTGGGGCGGATGCGGAGCTCCTGCTCCCAGACGGACACACCGGCGCTGTCTGCGGTGTCCAAAAACTGATTGGCCATGAGCCGGTCCAGAGCGTCCCACGCTGCGGAGATTTCCGGCTCATTGGCCATGTTAATTGCTTGAAACTCCAGCACCTCTCTGAGCACGGGCGGGAGATAATTGAGGAGCTGCCTATCCATTGACAGCCCCCCTCACAGGGATGCTGTCTGCATCCAGAGCAAGGTTTTGGGCCACCCCGTTGATCTTGGTGTTGGAGATGTCATTGACCACAGCGGAACACTCAGCCAAAATGCGGCTCTCAATCTGAGAGATGCGCACCGTCAAGTGATCTGCGGTGGCCCAGCTCTCCGCCAGCTCTGCAAAGTAGCCATCAATGGTGGCCTCCACATAGCTCTTGGCGGCCTCCCAATCCCAGCCCGCCTCATAAGAGAGGGTAAAGGAGAGGTTGACCGTTTCAGCATTTACGCCCACCACACTGACAACATGGCCAATGGGTGCCAAGCCAAGGCCCTCCCCGGAGTTTTGGGTGGGGTCAACGGTGGTCTGGATTTCATCCAGCAGCGTGTCAGACGGCACCGCATTGTTGGATGCCAGGATAACAAGCCGCACGGTGCCGCCAACAGTGAGTTTGCGGTTGAGGGCGGCTGTGTATATGGCCGTCAGCCAAGCGGCCACAGGGGCGCTCAGAGAGCCCACAGCGGCCTCATACCATGCAGTGACCGCATCATTGGGGATGAGGCTTGCCGGGGAAATATCCCCATTCCAGACGGGATGCACCTTGACTGCGCCAACACCTGCGATGGCCCGCACCTTTTCGGTATAGTCAACCTGGTTGCCGCCAAAAGCCTGGGACTGGAAACTGTCAAGCACACGCTGGCGGAAAATCTCAGTGTCCTCCGGGTCATCTCCGGGGATAAGCAGCTCCACCAGCTCTGCCAGCGTCAAGCCGTCCACATACTCCACAGGGATGAGCAGACCGGCATAGTTGTTGGCGGCAGCGCCTACCGTTTCACAGGTGACCATGTGGCTGAGGCGGTCCGCTGTGTCGGTGTCATGGGTTGTGCGTCCAGTCACCACAAAGTTGAGATCATCACAGGAGAAACGGGTCCCCTCCGGCACCTCAATGTTGAACACCGCCCGGAACACAGCAGCGGTGGCCGGGTAGGGGCTCATGTTGCGGTCACTGGCCCGCTGGATAAGATACTCACGGGGAGCCGTGAGCAGATATGTGGCCTGGAAAACGAAGTCAAGCCCAATGTAAAGCTGGGCCAGCTCCGCCATGGACGGGGCCACGCCATTCATAACCATGGAGCCCTCCCGCTTGTCGATGGTGGGGGACACCCTGGCCAGAGCGCTTTGCAAAAGCGCCTCATAGGTCATGTTTTCATACATGGTTAAATCTCAACCTCCTTTGTGACCTCCACCTCACCATAAATGGTGTAAACGGTGAAATGCGCCAGGACCCATTTTTTGCCCGTTTCAAAGCTCCAATCATCCACAGCAGTGATGCGGTCATCCTGCATCAAAGCCTCCGTGATGCGGCGCTTTGCCTCACTCATGGCGTAATCTTTGGGCTGGCCTATCAGATCAGCAAGCTCCACGCCATAGTTGTGGGAATAGATGGGGTACACATAGCGCTCCACATTCAAGATGAGATATACCGCCTGGATGAGCGCATCCTGGTTGTCAGTCATGCCGCTCACCCTGTTGCGGTCAATGTCCAGCTTGTGGGTATAGCTGGGCTGCTCCTCCATCGTGAAGTTGATGAGGTCAATGTTTTCTCCAGTTGTCGGTAAAGTAGCCATTAGCTCAACGCCTCCCATCTGTCCAGGACAATGAATTTTTGCCCGCCGTCACAGCGGAGCAGGATGACCTTTTCCCCGGTCTTGAGGCCAAGGTGCACCTTAAACTTTTTGCGGCCAGTGTAGCCGTGCCGGTGGGATGCAAAGGAGGCATCCCCGGAGCCGCCGCTGGCCGCATCGGTTGTGTGGTCCACGGTCATCTCAACAGAGAAATCCCGCACATTGTTGGTGAGGATGAGCTGGGCAGCCGTCAAGGTTTTTTTCTGGTCCACCATGATCTTGAGCGGAGAGGCGGAGGTCACGGTGCCAAAGCAGACACTCATGGGATTGCCCGCCAGGACGGCCTCCACAGCCGCCCGCTTTACCAAACGGACCAGCTCATTGGCATCAAGTGACAAATGTACCACCTCGCATCTTGAGCTCCATGAGGTGCTGCCCATCCTTGAAAGAGTGTTTTACCTGCTCCACCATGAGAAAATTGGACACATTGATGTCACCCAGACCAAGCATGACCACCAGCAGGGTGCCCGCCCTTACCCGGACATCACCAAGGACATCTTGCAGCTTGAGCGTGCGGGTCTTGGTGTTGTAGAGGCTGAGGAGGGCATCCGCCATGGCCTTGGCATTGGTGGCGTTGTCCAGTTTCTCATAGTATTGCAGCACACCCCACTGGTTGATGCTGGAGCCGTCCTGTGCAATGTAGATTTCACGCACGCCGGTGTCCTTGTTCTCATAGGCCAGCTTGATCTTGTCATAGGTCTGGGATGCAATGGAGCTTTTATAGTCATAATCACCGGCGGTGTCCTCATCAATGAGTAGGCCCAATTTCATGCTGCCAATGTTCTTGAGGGTCAGCTTGCCAACTGCATCATAGAGCACATACATCTGCTTGGTGGCCTTGAGGGTTTCATCCAAAGCATTTTGGATGATGTCAAAGAGGGTTTGGTTGTCCTCCACCCGGCTGGCGATCTTGTAGCCGGTGTCCTCCAGACCACCAACATTGAGCTGGAAGTCCTCCGCAATCATGCGGATAACCTCCGCCGCCGTCTTGTTGGAATACACATAGGTGTCCTTGTTTTTGAGATAGTAGAGCTGGTCATACACCGTGCACTTGATGACATTCGGGTTGCTGCCCTTGCGGGATTTCTCAAAAACAAAGCCATAAAACATGGGGGTGCCGTCCACGGAAAAGCGGCAGGGGTCCCCCTCTTGAAAGCTGAGGCCGTCCGTCTTGACCACCTCAAAGGTGAGCTTGCCGGGCTGGCCCTGGCGTTCCCATTCGATGGTCACACCCTCAACCACCGGCGGGTACATGATCTTGGTCCCGTGTTGTATCAGCAGCTCATAACTCATGGGATGGTGAACACCTGCCCCACATAGATGAGGTTGGGATTTTTGATCTTGTCCTTGTTGGCGTTGTAGATTTTGGTGTACTGGGCACCGTTGCCATAATACTTTTTGGCAATGCCCCAGAGGGTGTCACCTCTCACAACGGTGTGGGTCTTGGCCTTGGGTGCCGTGGGTTTATCCCGCTCCTGTTCCACGGTCACTGTCTTGGGCTTGGTCTGCTCCTTGGGCTGTTCAACCACCACAGTCTTGGTGCCGTAGCTCCGCCACTGCTTGAGGTTGACATCCACCCGGACATCCAGGCCATCTTTGGCATCCTCCACAATGTTGTAGTCCTCCACACTCACCTGCATGTTGGTGTCATACAGGGTCCGGCCATTGGGTGCCACACGCACAAGGATGAAACGGGTGGTTTCCTTGGAGGTTTTCAACTTCTCAAGGATGCCCAGGTAATAGTCCGGGGACCGGCTGCCGCCAAGCATGGGGAGCGTCAGCGGCAGCACGATCTCAGACAGACCGGGTGAGCGGAGGAAATTGATCTCACCCTCATTGAGCAGGATGAGTGTTTTGTTTTTGTTCTTGATCTTGACGGTGAGCTTGGCCGGGATAGGCACCTCCACACCGCCTAAATAACAGGTGTAACTCATTCATGCACCCCCTCAGCGGCAGTCACCAGCGCCTCTGCAAAGCCGTCTGTGAGCGTAGTGAGCACGCCGTCCAGATCAGCGTTGCCGTCAATGCGGTTGGTCATGCCCGTCATGTCAATCTTGACCTCTGCGGTGGTGAAACGGTTGACCGCCTCACGCTCTGCGATGTCCCGCAGATACTCAAGCTGCTCAGAGCTAACCTCCAGAGCATCCGCCATGCCGCCGGTGCTGTCAGTATCAGAGGCGATCTGGTCAAGGGCAAAGGCCCCGGTGTCCGCTCCAGCGGCTCCCAGATCAAAGTCAAACATGTTGCCCACTTTGTCAGCCACACCATCACCCCAGGAGGCACCCGCCTGGAAAGCGTCACTTGCCCACCCATCGGTGAAAGTGTCAAAGGTATTAAAGCCCTTACTGAAAGCATCACCCACGCTGGTGTACTCCTCAGTGCTGCCGTAGGCCTCAGCAGACTTGGCGGCATACTCATCCGCCTTGGCGGAGATGCCGGAGTAATCAAACTCAACAAAAGGCAGCTTGTTCAAAGCTGCACAGATGCCCTCCACAACGGTCAAGGCCGTGGCCAGGAGGCCATAAAACCAACCTTGCACATTGGCAATGACATTGTGGAAAGCGGTGCCGATATTGGAGCAC